ATTACTAGAATCCTCTTCCTTTGAAAGATTCGGTATGAACCGGTTGGTGCGTATACGCACACACAAAAAGTCTCCTTCTATTTCCCCATAGTCCTTCCCAAGGCTCTAAAGGAACATCAGTGATTTGGTTCCTTTCGATCAAGCCATTGAGGGGGCTAACGTATTAGCTCTTTCCTGTCTAAACACAGTCTCGTGAACCATTGCGGTTCTGATTGTTCACTCAATCACTAAGTGTTTGACAAGGTCTGGTATCAGTGAGTCCAATTGGTCAATATCGACGAAATGGCACTGGGTCTGCAAGTCGACGGCTTTTATAGCACCGTGAATGCACGACACACCAGATAGCGACTCTACTTCCACATCACAATGTGACAGGGCTTCTGTGAGCTTGACAGTCAGTTCTTTAACTGTACTGTAGTAGAGGGCTGCGGCACGCTCGTTGGTTTGCAAGCTTGGCTTGCTATCAAGGAATGTGGCCATCCCGCGATTCATAATGAGACGCGTACGTGCGATGGCAGCTGCACCACTTACATTGAGAAATCTTCGTCGCGCACCTTCAATACTACCCCTGTTGGGGGTGACGAAGAAAGTCTTCTTGTAGTCTTTCCACTTGCAAGCTGGGTACTCCTCTGAGGATAACCCTGCATAACTTGCAAGCGTTGTGAGAGAGAGGATGCTCCCGTCATGATCCAAGGAATCGAAGACAGTCTCAATGACTCGTCTATCCTGTTCAGCATACGGGTTCGTGTGGACCGATCCTGAGAAGATCGATGCGAGTTGTTCAACTCGTACCACGTTTAGAGGAGACCAATCCATCTCTACGGAGTTGGAGGCAGCCAAGAGCTTCCAGAGGTTCCTCGTGGACTGATTAGCACGGTTCCAGACCGTCTCCAGCTTAGCTGGATAGTCCAATCCTCCTAGTTTTCCAGATGCAAACACCTGGAGACCTAGTTTATAGGCATGTTCTATCTGAAAGAAGTTTTCATGGACGATAATCCACCTTGTCAGAGAGGCTTCTTCAGAGCCTTCCGGCCACCACGCAAGTGCTGTGGAGGCCGCAGAACCCCTGGTCCAGAAAGCAGGTCTGGCCTGCTCACCAGGGCGCCTTGCCTCTGATGGGATCAAAGATTTAGTTCTTAATAGATCCAACCAGTCAACCACAGTATGGCAATCGGTCATTACCGATCGCTCCAAGTGGTTCTCACAAAACACAGCATAGCCGTCGGACCGGATATTTGTTCCTTCGGAAACTTTGCCACCAATGCTGGAATACATTCCAGCAATGGCTTTGTTGTGTTTAGGCGTGCTCAGGCGAACTTCATCGTCTCCAGATCTACCAGCCAAGCTGGGTCTGGTGAAGTCAAACTTCCGTTCTCTCTTAGTCAGAGAAAGAATGGCCTTCTCAAGCCCTTCGGGAGTTAGGGGAACTTCTTCATTAGGAATCTTTCCTAAATCGGAGAGTTTCATCGCGAGCATGGATGCAAACTTAGTGTACGCATTATCGATCCACCACGTAGGTGGGTCCCCCATAGCAGGGGCCCGATTATCGAGGATATTGAGGTCTTCATGATCTCGGTACACGAGGAAGCGTTGGGATTGGCAAATGTGCCAAACGCGCCTCATAAACGGGTTATCCTTTGCAGGAGAGGCTTGCAAAGCCCCTTCTAAGAAGGAGTCACTTAAGCATGCCAGAATCAGGTCTGAGCATCGGCTTAAATCCAAACTGAGGAACTCGAGGTTGAGTAACACTGCTTGCTGAGCCTCAGTGAGCACGTCGGAGCCTTTGACCCCGAGCAACTCTTGGACATCCCGTTTGAGCTTACTTATGTACCCAGCCGCTGGGCTGCTGCCTCTCAAAGCAGGAATCTCCTCATCAGTTGAGGTGATCTGGTACAAGTAATCCCTGACGAATTGACCCAGAATGGTGACTTCCCATTCTGAGATATTAACGATTCGCGCTTTATCACCGCGTTCGAGTACGCATGTCAATTCGACGGTACGGGTCTTACCTTTGTAGGACGCGACCCCGATGTGTTCAAAATTCTTAATATAGAATCCCAGATATCCGTCTGGACCGATCACACCGATATTACTTGCCGGCGGAACATATCCTTTGTTTGCGAGCCGGGCCAGCGCCAAGTCTCGCGCAAGTAGTTGATCGTTGTTGAAGCCATTCTTAGCTTCCTCCTTGGAGAGGTAGAAGAATCGGTTAGGGAATTTCCTGAACCCGTCAACAACGGGAACAGTGAGAAGGAGGTTTGCGTCTACCTTCAACTCACCAAACGCTGACAAGAGGTCACACTTGATAGATTCGGGAATCTCAAAGTGTTCTTCCCTATAAGGGCCAAGGACCTCTGATGCGTCTGCGTCTTTCCCTCCGTCACTTCGCTTTGAAGTGATAGAAGATGCAGGGCCGAAGTGTGTCTTGACAGTAAAGCCATTGACTTCCTTTCTCTTCGAAAGGCAATGGGTTATCCACGACTTCGACCACTCTTGTGCCAACTTTTCCAGTTCCGGGGTCCGACCCCAAATCCTTGAGTAATCGGCTTGGTGCTGTTCCATCGCACTTCTGATCTTATCAGAACCAGGTACTGCAAGGGCTTTACCTATGAGGTAAATCTGGAAATAGTTGTGTGCCACATCTCCTGAGCTAGTTGATCGACACTGGACAAACTTCTTGCGAAGTATGCCAGACATCGCCCAGGAGAACCCTGCCACCGTTTTCGGAATTCTTAGACCCGAAGGCGGCTGAGGTAGGGCTGTCTTAGACTCTAAAGACATTGCCAGGCAATAGTTCTTTAGATACTTCATGTAGGAAACGAATTTCCTGTATCCTTGGAAGACGTAAGTGTTCCATAGGAACTCATAGAGAGCCATGAAGCCTGAGACCGACAGATCGTCCAGATCAATTCCATGAATCAAGCTGGACTCGACGGAGGATACCGAGATGGCGAAGGCCAAATAACTCGCATTCGCTCTGTCAATGTCTGTCATCCAACGTTGAGGAAGACCTTGGGTCGTCCGTAAACCGCGGAGGGTTCCGTCAGATTTGTTGAACGCTGATGAACACCCTTTTGAAGAGTGTAAGACAGGGACGAGTTCACTTCCCTGCTTGCGCAACGCTAACATCGTCATTGGGATTTTCCAAGACATACTGTCAGTCCTCTGGAGAAATCTCCTGCTTCGGTAGAAGATGATCGGATGTTAGAAAGACCTATCCCCTTGAGGGTTAGGCGTCG